TATCACGCCGCCATGATAGAGTTAAATGACCAAGAAGCTCAGTGGATATATGATAATCTCACACGTCGTAGGATGTATAAGCCTACTGATTGTCCATTAGGTAATCCATGGGCTGATTGGATGAATGACTTACTTATTAAACTTAAACCTTTTGTTAAACACACTTATGACTAAAAAGAAATACTTTCCAAATAATTGGAAGAAGATCAAATCAGTTCCAGCTGAGTATTTTGATCACGAGTTAACAATTGAAGAGTTTATGGATTGGCGTGTCGATCAATGGGAAATTCCATCTTCTGTAGCTGCTATAATTAGAGAAGAGAATTCAGTAACAGGATTAATTACTGAATATACTTATCAACAACCAAGTGCTGCTAAAAAGAAGATGAGAGAAATTATGGATAAAGGACATGAATTCCTTATAGCAAATTCAGAACAAGTAAAACTAATGCAACCACACTGGGAGGATGAAATCGATGACGAGGAATGATGATTATGATTGGCGTGATGTTTATAGTTATTATAAACAAGCGATGGATTTATTAGATAAAAACCACCCTCATTACGATGAGATTAAAGAACTATTAATGTCACAAGTTAATGATGAACTGTCAGACTATGAACCAGCTTACTACGGAGCAGATTAATGAGCAAGTAAAACTTGAACGAGATCAAATCAGTTGTGGACTCAAACGATTACATGATCAAACACTTAAACTAGAGGATCAAAGTTACGCTTCAGCTAGTATATATGGTGTATCTAGTATTGAAACTTTATTACCGCTTGTAGTCAAACGGATTAATGTTACTAATAAAAAGATACATGAAGGTAAGTATAGTGTAGCTTTTAAAGATATACATGTTTACTTAAATACAATTGAACCGTTAGCTGCTGCTATTATTGCATGTAAACTTACATTCGATAAAGTATTTGGATATAAAGATGACAGTAATTTAGCAGTTAAAGTATCTGAAGCTATTGGTCGAGCAATAGAAGATGAATGTCAGATGAGACATTATGAATCTAATGCACCAGGATTATTAAAGAAATTAAAGGAGAATTATTGGCATAGGTCTTGTGGTACTCATCAAAAGATAGTAATCATAAGAACATTAATGAATAGATACAATGTTAAACAATGGACACCTTGGAGTTCTGCTATAAGAATTAAATTAGGATGTTGGTTATTAGATTGTATAATGGAAGCTAGTAATTGGTTTCAGAAGTTTAAAGAAAGAAAAGGACGAAAGACTAGTACATATATCATCCCTACTCCTGAGTTTATGGATATTAAGGATGAGATTATGGCTAATGCTGAGTTATTTAGTCCTTTAGCATGGCCAATGTATATACCGCCAACTGATTGGACTAATGAGAAACCTGGTGGTTATCTTTTAAATGAGGTTATGCATGGACATGATCTAGTGAGACGCAGCGATCACTCACCTATACAGGGGGAAATTCCGTTGACCTTTTTGAATAAAATTCAGAAGGTTGCATATCGTTTAAATCCTTTCACAATCAGGGTTGCTGAGACACTTCAACAACGAGAGATTGCAATAGGTAAATTCCTTCCGATTATTCATTATGAGTTGCCACCTAAACCAGTAGATATTGAAAATAATAAGGAATCACGAAAAGCCTATCGTCGAGCAGCTACAGAAGTAATGAATAAGAGAGCAGCAGAGTTCAAGAGATCCTGCCGCACTAGAATGATTATGGAGGCTATAACACGGTTTAAGGATAGGGATAGATTTTATATACCATGGTCTTTTGATTATAGAGGAAGAGCTTATCCAATACCTGCATTTCTCACGCCGCAGGACACTGACTTTGGTAAGAGTCTTTTAAGATTCGCTGATGAAACATACATCACATCTCAAGGATGTAAGTGGTTAGCTTTTCAGTGTGCTACCACATATGGATTAGATAAAGCCACTATGAAAGAAAGGCTTGATTGGGTATTAAAGAATATTCCGTTGATTATCAGAGTAGCCAGTGATCCTATTGGGAATATTGGTGACTGGGAGGCAGCGGATGAACCGTGGCAATTCCTTGCAGCTTGTGAGGAATATTATATGGTATGTATAAGTAAACAACGTACCACTACTGGTTTACCAGTGGCGACAGATGCTACTTGTTCAGGATTACAAATACTGGCAGGATTAGCGAGAGATAAATCGACAGCACAACTCGTCAATGTGATGCCGTCTGATCGCCCACAAGACGCTTATAAGGTAGTGGCTGAGATCGCCAAACCTTTCATACCAATTTCGCTACATCATGTTTGGGATAGACGTTCGGTCAAAAGAACCGTTATGACTATCCCTTACAATGCTAAACCATTCTCAAATAGATCCTACATTAAGGATGCTTTAAAAGAGAAAGGTGTAGATATAAATAAAGATGATCTCACAATCACCGTTAAGGCGGTTAGAGATGCTATGCATAATGTAGTTCCAGGTCCAATGTCAGTAATGAAATGGATCGAAGACGAAGTATCTAAAGCTTTAAAAAGAGGAATCGATAGATTAGAATGGGTAACACCTTCTGGATTTGTTGTCACTCAATATATTATGAAGAAAAAAGTAGAACGCTTTCAATTACAATTACTAGGTAGATGTCAATTGAGTGTTGCTACTGAAGATAAGAAGATTGTAGATACAGCTAGACATAAAGCTGCAACTGCACCTAATCTTATACATTCTTTAGATGCATCATTACTACATTTAAGTATGCAGAAATTTGATAAACCGATAGCTTTAATACATGACAGCGTTCTCACACGAGCTGTTGACATGGATGAGTTATCAACTATAATAAGGGAAACGTACATGCATTTATTTGCAGAGCGTGATTACCTTACTGACTTTGCTTCACAAATAGGAGCAGAGACTGAACCACCGATTATAGGTGATTTAAAACCTGAATCGGTAATAAATTCCACTTACTTTTTTTGCTAATGTATAACTACTCATTATTCGATAGCTTCTTTGCACCTACTAGAGTCATTGTTGTCTCTGAAGAAAGGTTAAGAGCTAAAGAAATTGAACTGAAAGAAAATCAAATCAAGGTTGTCAATAATCGTATTGATGAGCTTGTTAAATATCGTTCTGAATTACAAGAAGAACTAAAGGCATTTGAACCTGCTAGAGAAAAAGCTATTAAGGAGCAAGTATCTGATGTCTAATAAAAATATACATGTTACAGGTGAGGTAACGTTAGAAGGATTCCAAGCTATATTAGAGCCTGGTAAATTCGGTTACTCTTTATCTGCTGTAGTAGATGATGCTCTTGTAGAAACCCTTGACGCAGAGAGAACAGACGTTCTTAAATGGGCAGAATCTAAATTAAAAAATCCTAAAAGAGCTACACTAAAACCTACACCATGGGAAGAGGTAGCTAAAGGTAAAACAAGAATTAAATTTTCTTGGAGTGAAGATAGAAAGCCACCCGTTGTTGATACTGAAGGATCACCGTTAACAGATACTAAAACACCTTTATATGGCGGATCTACTGTTAAACTTGGTTTTTATCAAAAACCTTATATACTTAAAGATGGAGTTACCTATGGTAGTTCTCTTAAGTTGGTTGGCGTACAAGTTGTTAAGTTAAATGCTGAAGCAGGTGTTAAACAAGATGACTTATCTACTGAACAAGTAGCAGATCTATTCGGTAAAGCAGAAGGATTTGTAGCTACTGATGCACCACCAACAGTAGAACAAAATGAAGAAGACGACTTCTAAATTTAGATCTACGTTAGAACAAAGGATTGCTACACTGTTAATGACTTTAGGAATCTCTTATGAGTATGAATCAGAGAGAGTCTCTTATACTATCGAGCATCATTATACTCCTGATTTTGTATTACCGAATCATGTATACCTTGAAGCTAAAGGATATTGGGCTCCAGAAGATCGACGTAAAGTATTAGCAGTTAAAAAAGATAATCCAGATATGGATTTAAGAATGGTATTTCAAGCACCTTATAATACTATATCTAAACGTAGTAAAACAACGTATGCCCAATGGTGCGAGAAGCACGAAATTCCATGGACACATTTCCATGATATTCCACTCGATTGGTTAATATAATGTTAGACAAAGGCGACTTTGTAAGACATGAGCCTTGCGATAATTGCGGATCATCTGATGCAAATAGTTTGTATTCTAATGGTTCGCATTATTGTTTTTCATGCCATACATATACACCCGCAGAGGGTATAAATCTTAATTCACAATCACCACGGACGATGACAAATGTCACATTTAGAGGAGAAGCAGAGACCCTTAGAAAAAGACGACTCCCTCAGAAAACTTGCGAAAAGTTCAGGATTTACAGAGACGGAGATACTCTACGCTTTGCATATTACACACTCGATGGATCTCTTGCTGGATTCAAAATAAAAAATAAGAAAAAAGATTTTTATTATGAAGGAATTCCCACTGATACTCTATTCGGTCAGCAGTTGTTCCCTAATACTGGTAAACGTATTGTTGTTACTGAAGGTGAACTAGATGCTGCGTCGTGTTATGAAGCTATGCCGAATTGGCCAATGGTCTCATTACCTCATGGTGCTGCGTCAGCAAAGAAGGACATACAGAAACAGATACCTTTATTCCAAGGGTATCAAGAGATTGTCTTATTCTTTGACAATGACGAGCCAGGGAGAAAAGCGGCTGAAGAAGCAGCAAATGTATTACCGCCAGGAAAGGTCAAGATTGCAAGACTGGAATCTTACAAGGATGCATCAGATGCATTACAAGCGAATGACACAGAAGCTATAAGAAAAGCTATATGGGATGCTAAACCTTACAGACCTGATGGTATAATAGATGGAAAATCTTTATATGATATAGTTACTACACCAATACCACCTGCTGATCATGACTACCCATTCAAAGGACTACAAAATAAACTGCACGGGATTAGATATCAGGAGCTTACAACGATTACTAGTGGA